GGCTTAACAGCCAGAGACGGGAGCCAACGGGGCGCTCCCGGAAACTGTCTCCCCACCATCCCCGCCTGTCACGAGTGCCGTCAGGGATTTCATCAGAATCCAGCGCCCGCCTGTCCGTAAACAGCGAAATCAGAACGGCCGTCAGCAGACTGTCATCCGTCAGCAGGTCGGCACCGTTCAGTTGCAGCGAGCCGCACCCCTGATCCCATACAATTGCAATATCAGCCATTCTCCGGTGCTCCTGTCTTACTGCCTTTGCCGTTATCCTGATGCACATGACCGGAATACCGTATCCCTGCAATAACGGCATCCGACATTGTGAACAGTCCCTGAGATTTCCCCGTACCATCAAGCGCGAAATTCCCCTTAACATGCAGGTTTTTATCCACCGTCACATTGCCCGTAAAGGTGGCTTCCGGCGTATCCACCCGCATCCCCTCGTCGGCGTAAATCTCCAGCATTTTGCATGTCACAATAATGCGACCATCCTTTGTTAACCGTATCCGGTGCCCCTCATGGTGATACACCCCCGTATCTCCGGCTTTGAGTCCGGTCGGACGGCTGCGCCGGTCTTCCACCACAAGCACCACAGTCTGATCCCGCTGTCCGCCCAGACAGGCAAAAAAGGTTTCTGCACCCGGCAGGGGAACGCTGATCTGCCCGTACTGCTGGGGGCGCTCCACATCATCAAAGGTTTCGCCGTCCATGCCGGTGAGCTGCACATTCTGCATTTTCAGTTCGTCATGTGTGCCGGTCAGAACGCCCCGGCCAAACAGCAGGCGAATACCGCGCGTTACCGGGGCAATCAGGCGGCTGAACACTTCATCATTCATCAAAGCTGATCCCCTGTTTTTTCATCTGCTGGCGAATAAAGGCATCAACATCGTCACCGGAACCACCCCGGCCCTTACTGTCCGGCTCTGCCGGAACGATAAAGCCGTCACGCGGTGCCAGTACCAGCCGGGTGACTTCCCCGTTCTGTTCATCCAGTAAAAACTCCACCTGACAGACCAGCAGTTCAGTCTGTTCTATACCGAAACGCTGGGCCGAAACACCGGTCAGCAGATTGACATCCCATAACCGGCCATCATCCCGGAACCAGCCACGCACGGTGGCAGAAAACCGTTCTGAACGGGCAATCGCACGGCGCATTTCACGCAGGGCACGCTGCCGTGCACCGGTGGTGTCTGTCTGTTGATCGGCGAGGATGATTTTCGGCCGGTAGCGGCCGATCTGCTCATCACTGATGACGCCCACAGGTGCTGCCAGCCGGGCGGCGGACTCGCTGTCTCCCCGTTTGCCACCACCGCGCCCGTGTCCCCGGACACGGTATTCACTGTATCGTCCTCGCCAGTCCGTGTTGTAATCGGCATCAAGCAGGTTATCTCCCAGCACCAGTCTGTCCGTCTGCTGGCTTCCTGCCTGGGTGAACACCAGATCGCCGTCAGCATTACTGGTCACCAGCACCCCGCGATGCCGGGCAGAACGGGTCAGCGCATCCGCCACGGTTTCTGAGTTTTCCAGCGTAAAAGAGCTGAAAGGGCGTGCAGCCGTGTCGTCGTTAACCTGCCAGCGCACAGCTATCCCGAAGGGCGCACATAAATCTGCGGCAATCTGTGCCAGCGTCCGGTTGCGCCACTGACTGCCGGGGTGGATGGCGGCACAGTCCACCAGATCGCCGGTTTTATCCCGGCCGCTGATGCTGATCTGATGACGGGTTGCACTGATCCGCTGACTGACCTGATCCAGCCAGCCACTGATGACCGTCTGCCCGTTAATTCTGAGCGTCAGGGACTGACCGGTCCGCATGGCTGAGGGGATGCGCTCACCGGGCAGCATCAGCCCCAGTTCAAACGACCCGGCCAGATGCTCCAGCGAGCGACGGACGCTGACCGTCAGCCAGCCGGAAAAAATACTGCCACCGATATACAGTTCAATCCTGCTGCTCACTGATCACCTCCACGCTGCGGCCACCCGGAACAAAAACCGGATCGGGGATGTTGTTTCTGCGGACAAAATACTGCCAGCGGCGGCTGTTGCCGGTGGCACGGTACAGCGTGACCAGTGCCGGTTCGGTGGTTCGCACCATGACCTGAAAAGCACCGGGAAGATGAACACTCCGCGTGGTTAAATCTTCTGTCAGTGCAAGCCCTGCATCACGTAATGCAAGGGCGGTGCCGGTATGGCCCTGTGCGGACAGATCCAGTACCTGTTGTTCCATGGCATCACTCAAATCCCGGTTGATACGCTGCACATCAGCAGAACTTTCCAGCCAGGCCAGTCCACCCGCACGGTCAGTATCCTGAACGTGCGTTGTATTCTGCCGGATGACCTGATCCAGCAGTTTCCCGACCGTCTGCGCCTGCGACACCAGGGTTGCACTCTGCATGACGCTCCGCAGCAGACGGATATTTTTCTGTGCCGCAGGCGTCAGACCAATCAGGCGCTGCGGATCATCCTGTTCGCTGAGGGTGTAACGCAGGGAAGAAAGTGTGCGGTACAGCTGCGGCATTGCCTGCTCTGTCATGCTGTCACGGTTTGTGGTCAGGCTGCCGGACGGCCTTCCTGTCTTCCCGGTCAGTGACAGGGAAGGATTGCCGGGCAGTCCGGTCAGCACAGCAAATATTCCGGCCAGAGATTCAGCCATGCGACGGGGCGCATTAATCAGGGCGGCGGCATTGCCTTTCAGGGCGGTAAAACTGGCCGTAAAGGCACTGACATCCTGCACAATCCCCATCCCTGAAACGGCATTCTCCAGCGCATCAATCTTATCGCTGATGGTGTCGGTCATGGCCTGTACATCATGCAGACCGTCTGAAATCACCGTCCAGCCGTCTGAAAGCGTGTTAAACAGCTGATTCATTGCTGAACCGCTTTTCTGCTCCAGCGCAGCTGCCGTATCTTCTGCCACCGAAGGGGCGGTATCGTCAATGGCGGGGATCACGTTGATCGTGAACTCAACCGTTCCCTGCTCGCTGGCGTTATAACGGCTTTCAAAGCTGTTTATCAGCACGTTTAACGTGCCGTAATCCGGGTGCATCAGTTCACCGGCACCGGGTGCACGCAGCGCATCACGCAGGCGGCTTCGCTGTGTCTGAAGATCGTCTCCGGTCACCAGAACCGTGAATGTGAACTCCGGGAGTTTTGGCCCCAGATCATCCGCACCGCCGCTTTCACGCAGTGGGTATTCACGGCGCACAATGTTACGTCCGCCCCGTTCCCGCTGCTCCTGATAAACCAGGAACGGTACGCCACGAAAGGAGCCACGCCCCGGCGTGTCAGTAGAGGCCATAGTTCCCTCCGTTCCAGACGTTCACATCCAGGCCATGCTGTGCGGTATCATCCACATCAATACTGCGCGCCCGCCAGCCTTCAGGGGCCACAAGCTCTACCCGTGCGGCGGTTTTCGCGGTGGCCTGTCCGCCGTTTTCGTCACTGCTGCCACGCAGTTTCTGCCAGGCCTGCGTCAGCCAGCCCCCCAGATAATCACCGAGATAGCTGCCCACTGTGGAACCAATGGCAACCCCGACCGGACCGGCAGCCGCCCCCAGCGCGCCACCGGCGATACTTCCGGCAAGGGAACCCACGGCACCGGCTTTATCGGCTGCACTGGCGCTACTGTCCAGCAGTACAGGAGCCGCCATGGCACCGGCCCACAGGGCACCCCCACCCAGCCGACCGGCACCACGGAACAGCCCGGCAAAACGCCCCAGCCCCATGCGGTTTCCGGCCGCCGTTACCAGACCACCGGCACGGCTCATCATACGACCGAAGAAGCCCTGTTTACCGGCGCTCTCCGCCAGCTGCTCACCGGCGGTCACGACGGTCGTGACACCCCGCCCGCGTCCGGGGCCGCGTTTTTTACGGCCGCGCACGGTTTTGCCGTCACCGCTGACCACCACATCCCCGCCGCCTGAGGCCAGGCCACCCGCAGGCCAGTTGGTGACCAGCACGGGCTGAACGGCAGCAGGATTTACCCCGGTAAGGAAATTCAGGAAGCGGCCAGCGCGTCCGGGCTGCGTTCCCGGCACAGTGGTCTGCGGTTTGCGGAAGGGCGACGTCAGCACGGAGGTCATCGCCATACTATAGCGTAAGGGGGTTGCGCCGAGACGTAATGCTCCCGCCCCCGCAAACCTGAGCACCTTCAGCGCGCGGGAGGCGAGATACATATACATCAGGTATTTTGCGGCGGTCTGCGCCCCCTGACCAATACGATCCAGTGCATCGCCATAACCGGCGTCGCGCAGTGCCTGAAGCGTTTCCCTGACTTTCTGAATGGCACGGTAAAAGCCGGTTGCAGCGTCTCTGGCATACTCGAATCCCTGATTCAGGGCCGAGGCCGTCTGTGTGGCCAGCTTATCCTGTAAGCCGCTTTTCTGTGCCGCATCAGCATAATCCAGGAAGCCTTTCAGGCTCTTTTTCAGACTGTCAAACGGTCCCTTTGCCATCACTTCACGGGCAAACTGATCCCAGACGTCGCCCATCATGGACGTCATTCCCGTCCAGGAATTCATGGCGTTTTTCTGGGCACCTTTTGCCTGTTCGGCCATCACCTGAAATAACAGGCGAATGCTGTCCGGCCCCAGTTTTCCTTTTTCGCCTTTCTCACGGATGAGCTTCTGGTTTACGCCCAGCTTATCGGCCAGTAACTGGTAAACGTTAATCCCGTATCCGGTCAGAATATTGGCGTCCGCTGCCTGGATACTCTGGCGGGCAAACATCTGTTTGAGTTGCAGGGACGCACCCTGTGCATCTGACAGTGACCAGCCGTGATAGCCGCCCTGATCCTGAAGCATGGTAATAAAGCGACGGGCTTCCCTGTCACTCATGCCAAACCCGCGACTGGAGGCGTATTCCTGCATAACCCCCGCCAGCCCCCAGGTGGTGTCTTTGGCGTTCTGTACTGCCCAGGCTTTCACTGCTTCCGTTTTTGCCTTATCGCCATGATTAATGGCGTTGAGACGCAGAATATAGTTCTCCATCTCTGCGGCCGGGCGGATAAAGGCTTTATTAAAACCGTAGACCGCAGCCCCTCCCGCCAGCATCCCGTAAAGGTTGCTTATCCGCCCGATGGTGCCGGTAATGCTGCCCTGCAGGCGGTCAAAATCTGACGTTACCGTGCGGATGCTGCCACGAACACCGGCAAGCGTTCGCTGCATACGGGAGCCGACAAGTTCTGTTTCCTGACCGGCCCGGCGGGCTGCATTTCCAAGACCACCCAGGCCTGTCCTGCCGGAACGGGAGAACGCCCCCAGCTCCTGTGACCACTGGCGGGATTTGGCGGAAATATTGCCGAGTAAATCGACAATCAGGGAGGCTTTCAGGTTTTTTGCCATGGGTTACTGCTTCGTTCTGAGAATTTTTTCGGTCTGTCGGCAGTGCCGGTAAAGCTGCGATAAGGGGAGGTTAAGCGCCCACTCCGGGCCGCTTTTTGTCACCATCCCCAGCACAATTGCGGCTTCTTCAATCTGATCCCGGCACTGCATCTGGTCGCCCCCGTTCAGCGACCAGCTTTCCTGCCATCGCGGAATCAAGCAGGCTTACCGCCGCCATCAGACGGGAGAGATCGCGCTCGCTGAGCTGTCCGATCTGACGCGGAGATAATGGCCCCTCAATTTGGCCGACAGCGGCAATCTGACGGCGCAGCAGCGCAATGCCGCGCAGTGCCGGAGAGGCCACCAGAACCGGACCGTTTCGGGTTTCCATAAGACGCTCGGCCTCACTCTCCGCATCAATGCTGTCTTTCGCCGTCAGTTCGCGGAAGGTGACGCGGTATTCACGGGATTCACCGAACGGCAGGCCGTCGAGCAGATCCACATAGCCGTTCACCAGCTGTTCAGCCAGCCCGGCGGTGCGGGGATCGCCGTCTTCAAGTGCATCCCGGATAGCCTCCATCACGGCCTCGTCAGAAACCGCCGTTTTTTTCTTACGTGTGCTCATTACATTTTTCCTGATTACTGGACACGGGTACTGGTGGCGCTGGCGAACTTCGCGGAGATATCACCGCCACCGTCAAGCGAGGCCGGTTCACTGCTCCAGGCCTTCGTCATCATGTGGACTTCACCGGTATCGGCCACAAACTCAATCGTGACCGCAGTCCAGGTGTTGATTTCATCGGCAGCCGGTGAACCTTCTCCGCCAGCCGGAAATTTACAGTCCAGCGTCGCCTCACGGGGTTTCTCGCGATAGCCATAGACTTTCGCGCCTTTCACCACTTCACGCTCATAGCCGGACGGGGAGAACGTGGCCCCCTCAAGGGTGTCGTACTCCTGTCCGTTCACACGGATGGTGGCCGTGCCCTGATACTGTTTTCCGCTCATGCCTTACCTCACAAAATGAAACGGATCTGTGCTGCCAGGAAGCGGAACTGGTTAACCAGATCCGGCGTGCATAACACGTCAAGGCGGTTTCGATCTGACGTATTACGCTCCACAAGCAGATTCTTTTTAAACGTGTCCAGATTTTCGACCAGCCCGAGTTCCACCCACTCTTCACCCAGCGAAATTAACTGAAGCTTCATGATCTCCGGCGTCACGATATTCTGACCGGCACGAACGGGCGTCCCGTCATCAGCCAGTTTATGGCGCGGAAAACGTTGAGTGATGAAAGTGCGCAGGGAATAACGCAGATATGACAGGGTGTAGATGGTTTCCACATCCAGATAGCTGGGATCACTTTCGCCGTACACGTTCTGGCGATACATCGTCACCTGACGCTCAATCTGAACCATATCCCCGGCCGCCACACTGACCGTGGCAATCCCTCCCCACAGCAGACTGTTACGCTCTTCACGCGTCAGACGATCGGCCGGGGCCGGGGCCATGCGTGACGGAAGCGCCAGCGTCTGAAGCGGACGCGCAGGATCTGCTCCCAGAGAGGGTGCACAGGTGGCACAGACCGCCGCTGCCCAGAGGTAATCCGGTTCAGGGGCTTTGGGAATGGATGTGCAGGTCGCCAGAAAATCATTGCGTTTTGCCCCGAATGCCTGCACCTCACCAAACGTGCCGGTATGTGCCAGCCACAGCACGCCGTCAGACATTTTGGCCGGTCCCCAGCGTTTCAGAAGTTCATCACTGATGATTTTCAGGTTTGCATCGTCCTTGTAGGGCATGACAACATAGTTGTACTGGCGATCCCCCATTCCGGCCACACTTCGGGTGATATCGGGATTGCGGGCTCTTGAGGAGGGAAAGCCTGTCTGGGGCGTCAGCCCTGACGGCAGGGTTTCACCGTCGTGATAATTCAGGCGCAGATCGTGCACAGAGCATTCACCAATGAAGCGGGCGCTCACTCCCATACTTCCTTTCAGACCGCCTGCATTACTGCCATCAACAACCGCAGATACAGCTGTGAATGGCGCATCAGTATCCTTATTTATCAGGGCAACAAGCGCATCAATGATAGCTTTTCCTTTTTGTCCGGCTTTTACGGGCAGCGCATAGCGTCGTCCACCAATATAGATGCAGAGCAAACCATCGGTCGCAGCCGTACCGGTAAGGTTAAAGGCGGCGGCATTTGCCCCGCCTGTTCCGGCCCCCTGCGCAATAGCATACAGTTCCGCATCAGGATTGATGGCAATAAATTCAGCCACCATCAGAGCGATCATGGAGCCACGCCCCCAGAGCTCCACAGCCTGAGAGGCGCGAGTGATCCTGACCGGAACATCCAGCACACCGGTACCGTCCACAGCATTCTCTTTCATTCTCGCCTGACCAAACAGCAGCACACACTGACGCTGTGCCGGGGTGCCGGTGACCGCCATGGAGTTATTAAACTCAACCCCAATCAGCGGTATACGGCGGTCATTACCGATCCCGTCAAAATTAATCATTGCGGTTTCTCCTTATCGGATGCCGGTTGGGCGACCGGTTTTTCTGTCGCAGTCGTTGCATCCGCAGATACAGCCGGAGCCTCTTCAGCGGCTTTTTCAGCCTGAATGACATCGCCGTCATCAAGACGCCGACACCAGAACGGCGTGAAGGTTTTTTCCTCCCCCTCCTGTGCCAGCGGGCGCATTGTGTCGGGATCACGAATCAGGCGTCCCGGCGCGGGTTTGATAAAGATGGTTTTCATTTACAGTTCCTCCGGCGGTTCGACCGCCGTTGTCGTGTTCCCCGGCAAATCAATATGTGCCTCAAACGGCGGCGTACCGGGCGGCTCCACAAAGGTTTCGTAATGACGCAGGAAGTCGTCCAGCGAGCTGATATCCGTCAGTGGCGCGATCATTTCCTCGCAGGAGAAATAAAGCGCATACATCACGGCCCCACTGTTCGCCTGGGTTTCGGTGTAACCGTTGACCGCCTTTTCAAAGTAAAGCGGTGAGGTTTTTTCTGTTCTGAAGCCGTTAAGCACGGCAATCAGCCGGGCCACAATCTGATACAGTCCGGGACGGCTGGCCTCACGCCCGTTGAGCATGTCGCCGATGACGTAGAACACCCAGTGACTGACCAGGCGACCACGGGTACGGCCTTCACCGGCACCCAGCCAGGCAACGTAGATCGCCGGAGCGTTAATCAGCATGGTGCGCAGTACGCTGTCGCTCCAGTCGCCGGGATGCGTGTCAACAGACACAAGTTCATTCCCGAAATACTCACGGATACGGGCGATGTATGCCTGTTCGGTTTCCGTAATCATATGAAGCCCTTCTGGTTGCGCCCGAATACCGCCGCATCAGACTGAACCTGTGGTAAATCCCCGGATTCAGGGGCCGCACCGTTCGTATCCACACCGACCGGCACATTGCCGTTCATGACATCTTTCAGCCAGGCCAGCGCTTCGCGGTAACGGTCACGCGCCTGATCGGAGGCTCTCTGATCGCACAGGTAATAAAAGGCAATCGCGCAACAGTGCTGAACAAGAACTGCCGGAATAACCTCCAGCGGCAGCGTGTAACGGGCGGACAGATAGCTGTCGATAAGGGCTGACGCATCTGTCAGCGCCCGGTTCAGCTTGCGCGTGTCCGGCTCATCCGAACGGGGCACTGCCAGTAACGGCCTGAGCAAATCCTCGCGGTAACGCGCCCGCATATCGGTTTCAGTGGCGTAATTCATGCGTGGGCCTTTTTCGCCTGTTTCGCTTTGTTACCGGTCTTTTTCCGGGGAGCATCCTGTCCGGCTTCGGCTTCGGCTTCGGCTTCGGCTAAATCTGTACCGGCCACTGCATGAACCACACCCGCCACGCTCCCCGCATCATCAGCAGGCGTCTGTAGTATTCGCACAGTGAGGCATGGCTCCGCCTCCAGTCGGGCAAGCTGCTCCGGGGTGACCTCAACCTGCTGACGTCCACGCGTGAACAGGAACCCCGCACGACGAAACGCCGAACGACTGCAACGCACTTCTGCCAGCACCGTGACAGAATTGTCACCACTGACCTGAAGACCTGAATCATCTGTTGCTGCCACAGTGTGATGTTCATTCATATTTGCCCTCCGCAGGGGCCGGGCCGTAAACCCGGCTCACCGTTTACAGATAATCCGCGACAACCAGCTCCAGCTTGCCCTTCATCTCGTTAGAGACGGTTGCGTTTCCGTCTGCGAACAGTTCACGCTCCAGCAGCTGCACCGCCTGTTTTTCCAGCGAGGTGGGGACAACAATATGGGTGGGTTTGATGCCGAGTTTGCGGCCACCGTCAGCGGTAAATTCGCGCATGGCTGACCAGCCGTGCCACAGTGCATCCAGCGTCAGCGGTGACTGCATCATGTAGGCCATCTGCCAGAAGCCGTAGCCCACATTGCGACGGGCGGAAGCACCGAACACAAATTCGTTATCGGTGAATGCGCGACCTTCATCGACTTTGGTCTGGGCAACCAGTTCAGCCTTACGGCGATCCTGATAAATCAGCGGTTTGATTGCGCGTGAACAGTCGAGCAGATACCAGGCAGGACCGCTGTAATCCGCCTGTGCACCGACAGAGCCGGTTTTTGCCACAAACATATTGCTGACCATCTGCGCATCCCCGGAGCCATCCACTTTGGGGTAAACAGGATGTTCGGTATCAAAGAAGTTCTGGCCGTCATAGCAGGCCGCATTAATCCCGTCACGAAGAGCAGCAAAGACTAGTTCATCCGGTTGTGCCGCAGCAGCGCGCCCCATCTCCTGGAACAACGGGGAATAAATACCGAGGTTATCGTCTTCGAAGTCATCGCGGTTAATGGCGACGGTGCCTTCAAAGGTTTTGTTCACGATGGCATAGCCATAGGCCTTCATCTTCTCGATGACGCGGGAGCCGATCCACTCACGGAACTGCGGGAACTGCCCCAGCCAGCCGTAGGTGTTGGATTTCGAGGTGGAGGGCACGGTCATCGCAATTTTTTTGTACTGCGACGGGGCCATGGACATCCCGGCCTGAAAATCAGAACGGTAGCCCGTCATCAGGGCGGTGATCATCGCCGGTGTAATCGGGGTAGGCATTATTGCATTTCCTCTTTCATTTTCAGGAATTCGGCTTCGGTTTTACCCAGAAGATGGGCGGCGGCGATATCTTCAGCCGACAGCGAGGCGGTGGCGGTCTTTTTATCCGGCACGGTCACGGTGTCGGTCTGAAGGCCGGTCAGGGCTGCAACCGGCTGTCGGGCGTCAAGCTGTGCAGAAAGTGCAGTAACACCAATCTGCCCACCCAGCTGTTCCAGATAGCCGCGTTCGCTTTTGAAGATGCGCCCTTCGGACTCGGCCTTGTCCAGCACCTGCTCCAGCGTGGTGCTGCCGTGCTGTGCTGACAGCGCAACGTATTCGGTACGCAGGGCGTTATACGTTTCAATGGGCACATATTTCGTCAGATCAATACTGCCGCCAGCCGGTGTACCTTTTGCGGTTTCCAGCTCTGCCGACAGACTGGCGACCTGTGTTTTCAGGTTGTCGTGTGCATCCGCACGGGTTTTGATCCCGGTGAGGGCAGACAGCGCCGCCGTGCCCAGCTCCGGCGTAAATTCGTCACCGTCAGCCACGGTCAGACCGAGCGCCGTCAGCAACTGGCGTAATTGCTCATTCATGGAGGTATCCTTTAAAGGAGGGTTTAAGGCGTTATAAAGGTCATCCGCCGACAGCGCGGCGACAGGATTCATGCCGGTCAGACCGGGGTCACCGGTAATAGCCAGCATCCGAAGTTCGACAGGTTCGCCGGTGTTCTCGTCATAGCCAATCACCGGTGAAAACCAGGGGAATTCGTTATTACGCAGATGTTCAAGGGCCGGAGGGTTCCACTTCGGGCGCACCTCGAAGCCACGCTCTTCACTGAAGCGGAAGTTTTCCGGTGAAGCCGTCACAAAACCGGCAGCCGGTGCCTGATGCCCCTTAATCAGGGTCTGGTGGTTGTAGTCAATTTTTACCGGCTGATTGAGCGCCACAACCCGGGATACCATGCGCTCAACGGTCGCACGGTTAATCAGCCAGCCTTCAGCCGGTTTTTCCGGGCGACCGTCACGGGCCTTTACCCGACCGGCTGGCATGATCTGACACCAGTCACCGTCCCCGTCTGCGGACAGGCTGATGGCATTCAGAATGGCATAAGCAAGTTTGGGCGTGTTTTTCGTCTTCATTCCGGCAGCATAAGCCGGGAATTTTCAGGGCGGGTTTTGCGGGATTTCAGGAAGTGCTTCCAGGGGAAAAATACAAAGGCGCTTCACGCAGATTTTAAAG